GAGTAGGTAGTTAAACTTTCTTGATCAGAAAATCTTACAAACATTTTATCTTGTGTCGCAGTATTACCAATTGTTGTTTCAGTTCCTAATACTATTAAATGCCTATCTCTTTCAGATACAACTGTCATTACTGAAGCTGTTGGTGCTCCTGATATTAATGTTGCTCTTGTTGACAAAGCTGCTGGAACTGATGCTATTGGACTCCATGAAAAACTTTTTCCATTTTTAATTGTAGCAACTAAAACTTGACCAAAATTATCTAATGACCATGAACCAGGATCTAATACTACATTAGTTGTTAGAGATTGTTGTCCCCATGCTGTATAATATTCAACGGTTGCACCAGAGGCATGTGCGGATCTAGTTCCCGCTACAGCTCTTGTTATACCTGTTAAGTCATTTGTAGATACACCGGTGTAGGAAATAAATTCTGTTCCAACCTTAATAACTCCAGAAGTTGGAAAACCTGCAGTTGACGTTAGCGTAATGCTGGTACCAGAGCCTCCCGTACCTGCAGTGTCGTCTTGTAATAAACCGTTTAAGTTATTTGTAAGTCCAGAGGCACCACCAAAAGTAGACGTGCCCCAACCATAACCTGCAGTTGATGTAAGAGGCCCAACTTTTTCATATGGGTTAATGGTCGCTGATCCGCTGGCCGATACACTTGTACCTGCGTTAGATGCCATTGTAATAGTAAAAGTATCTAATGTTGGAACAGATATTACTTCAAATGGGTTATCTGTAAAATTAGCTGCAGTATATCCTGCACCACTAGGTGGTGTTACTGAACTAAATGTAAATATATCTCCAACCTCTAGTCCATGTGTGGTTTTATTTACTGTTACGGTAGCTGACGTATTTACTGTAGTAAAGGTAGCTCCTGTAATTGCTGTCGATAAAGGTGTGATATCATAGAAAGCGTTTCCATAATAAACTAACAATGCTCTTGATGTTCCTAATACTGCATAAACATTACCATCTAAATCAGCGTATATATGTTGCTGTCTGACAGCTCCTACTAAACTATCAGCTGTTAGCTGTTCCCAACCACCTATTTTTTCAGGTAGTCCGTATCTGAATCTTACATTATCTCCGTCAACCCACTGACCTTCAGCTCCTACTTCAGTGACTTGTTTGTTGAATCCTGGTCTTATTAGTACGTTTGTTAATGGCATATGTAATTATAACATATTTATATCACTTCATAAACATTTGGATAGATATTCGAGGCATAATGGGACTTAATACAGGGTTTACTTTATGGTCAAGAGGGGCTTTTACTATGACTATGGAATTACCAACTATAGGCAAAAAACCATAAGCTTCAGTGTCGGCAAACATAAATTCACCTCCCCAATGAATATTCCATTTATTGTTCACGTAATATGTTGCCCCATATTTCCATTTATTATCGCTGTGCCAATTAATTCCTGACCTGTTCTTCATGTAATGTATTGAAGTATTTATAGATCTAATATCATCATATTGAAAATGAGGATTACTTAAAAGACTTACCTTAAGTTTTTCAATTGGTGGGTAGGCTGTAACGTCTACCCTTTGTGGAGCTTTAAGATTTTTGTGTAAATTTTTATCCCATACATCGCTTGCAGATTGTAAATTTATATCTCTTCGTTCTTGGATAATAGAATTATGTATGGTTTTATATGTGTCTTTATCTAGAAAATCATGAATCCACCAAAGTTTGTTTGGTATTGTGTATATTAATTTCATACTTCTAAATCACTTTTAAACGTGTTATATGATATGCAATGTTAACACAACCGTTTTTTCCTGTGATGATAAGCACAGATAAATATGAAAAAAACGAAGAGCTTTGCAAAGAAGTTTTAGATTATTGTATTGACCTTTCAAATCAAAGAAAAAATGATGTAGCTACTGGTTGGATATCGAGTTCAACTTTTAATACACTAGACATGTTAGATATTCTCAAAGAAGAAAAATTTAAAGACCTCAACGAATGGGTTTTTAAAACAGCAAGTGTTCATGGTAATTTAATGGGTTATCCAAAACTCAAACCTAGAAGTGGTTGGTTTAATGTATATTATAAGTATGACTTCCAAGAATTTCATTCACATTCTATGCACCATGTTTCATGCATTTATTTTTTAAAATCAAATCCAGAAAAAGATGCAAGAGTTTTTTTTGCATCCCCAATATATGATTTACCAACTAAACCACAACCAAATGAGAATAATGCATTAACATGGGACAAAGTAATTTATACACCTTCACAAGGCACTTTAATTGTTTTTCCATCTTGGCTAAGACATTGCGTTGAAAGACAAGAAAGCGATGGACCTAGAATTAGTGTGGCTTATAACTTTGATTTATGTTCTTAAAAAATTTTACTATATATACGGAGCATTGGGATAAAAATATATTAGAAGAATATTTTACTATATTTCCTAAAAACTTACCTGCGTATTACAAAACGATACCTACTAAATATTTTGATCCAGGTATCGGTAAGTTCTTAGAATCACACAGAACTATTAAAACTTGTTCTGGTTTTATGAATTTATATAAAAGATCTATGCTTGTATCATCTCCCTGCGATATTGAGATTGTAGTAGATAAAAATAGAAAGGCTATGGCATTTGTTGGCAAATATAGTAATAAACATAATTTAGTCCATCAACACTCAATCGCACAACACGCACAATATGTTCCAAGTCATGTAAATCTTGATTTTACTTTAAAATTTACTTTTGGTTGGTATTTAGATTGTAAAAAAGAATCAGTAGTAATACACTCTCCCTCATGGCATTTCCCTAAATTTCAAGTTGTGCCTGGAATTATTGGTGGCCATGAAGAGTTAAATTTTTTTATGAATGTTTATAAAGATCAAGATCATATCATTATAAAACAAAATGACCCTTTGTTTTTAGTAACACCATGTACTAATAAATCATTTAACTTTAAATTAAAAAATAGAAAACAATCTGAATTTGAAAGGAGGAAAGGTGATCTCGTTTTTACAAACTTTAAAAAATTTGTTAAAGAATCCGTCTTCAAAAAAAATTGAATTTACTTTGATGGATAAAGCAAAGATAGAACATACAACTGAAAGTTTTTGGTTGCCTCCAACTCAAGCTATGAAACAAATGCCTAGTTGGTATAAAAAAATGGCAACTTATAATCAGGGATTAATCAATCAACCAACTGTTAAAAAATGTCCTCCAATTCTTGAGATGTATAGACATGGATATATTATTCCGAATTCAGTTGATATTACAATTAAGCAAGTGATAGGAGAAAAAGGTTTTGATAGTTTTTTATATGAATATCCTCAAAACTATGCTGGTGAAAATTTAATAAGTGGTCATTCAAGACAACAGGTTCACGCTGTACCTCTTATAGATAAATGGAAATCTCATGAAGCTAATAAATATAATAATCCTTGGCTTATAAAAACTCCTCCAGGTTATTCAACTTTATTTTTAAACCCTTTAATAAATGATGTGCCAGATACATATTATGCTTTTGAAGCCATAGTCGATACTGATAATTGGCATGAGGTTAATTTCCCATTTGTTGTTAATTGGAATAAAATTAGTCCAGGTGGTGAGTATGTATTTAAAAGAGGTGATCCTATTGTTTTAGCAATTCCATTCAAAAGATCTGATTTTCATTTGGAAGTTACATATGATAATAAGAAATTGAATAAAATACATAAAAGACATGCTGTTGAAAAAGGTATGAACTTTAGCAACTTTTATAAAAACTTAAGTAAGAGAATTAAATTTTAATATGAAAACACATTTATTTGAACAAGTTATTTGTCCTAAAGAACTTTATTGGTTATACACAGAACTATTAGCTACGCACGGGTGGACTATCAATGCACATGCAAGACCTGCACCAGGTATAGATAGGATATTCCCAACTATAGGTAATCTTCATATTGAAAAAGGTTTTAAATGGTTTGAGTATTTTCAGGGTTTAGTTTTTAGAATTAAACAAAAAGCAGATGAAAAAAATATTGGTATGAATTACAACATCGAGAGAATATTTATTAATGCTACATTTTCTGATTCAATAACAAAACTGCATTCGGATAATGATGGAGAAAGACCTGTCCATAGTTTACTGGTATTTCTAACACCAGTTTGGCAAGATTCTTGGTTAGGTAGTTTCAAAGTCGATGGAGAAGAATATAAATTTAAACCAGGTAATGTTGTGTACTTTGGTTCAAATGAATTTCATGTTGGAGATGTTCCAATTAAAGGATGTCCTTGGATAAGATTAACAGCAAATATTGTTTTGGGTTAAGCGTTTTCTTTAAAACGTTCTTGTAGTTCTGTAGTTACACCGTCTATTTCTATATTTAATTCTGGAGTAAACCTGATGTTTTTTGGTTCAGAACTTGCATGATCTTGTGGTATGTCTCTTAGTTTTTTTCTAAACGCAATTAAATGTTCTTTCTCTCCTGCTTGGTAAGGAAAATCTTTAGCAGTAATGTATTGATCTAAATATCTTATAAATGCATTTCTTTCAGATCTTACTCTATCCCAATTATCATACCCATCTCTTTCATAGTATGGCAAAGCATTAATTCTTTGTTCTTCAATATAATCTGCTTCAGCATGGTCTATGAAAGCTTGAAAATTATCAGGAATAGACGTTAGCACTTCGTGTGGTGTGCCATTATCTAAATATTCAATTTCACCTGAATTTGTTTCAGTGTTAAATCTAAAAACATTTATATCTGCACTTGGAGCTGGAGTATAGTCGGGAAATCTCTTTGTACGATCATCTATCGTTACTGCCATGTCAGGTACACAAATTTGATATTTAGTCATATTAAGTTTTAATTATAAAATAAGTTTCTACAAAAGGTTGTTTAGGATCTAAAGTACCTGGTGAAGTATTATGGTTATGGGAGTTACCACTACCTGCTCCTCCCCAAGTGTAGTTTCCTTGGTACCTCATACTATTACTGTTATTACCAAATCCAATTCCATCACCTCCTCTTTTTGGAGCTCCTGTGTGATTGTGACTTGGAATGGTATTTTGCGATAAAGATGTGTTTGCCATCGATACTGAGCAAGTTTGTGAATTTGCACCTGCGTTTGTACCTAGGTTTCCTGATTTACATTGAGGAACTTTGTCTTTTATGTCTGGTACGTTGAATGTAGTTGAGCCATTTCCAGATCCGTAAGTTGTTCCAATAACAGCAAAAAGTGCAGAGTATGTTGATCTTGATACCGCACTACCATCACAATCTAAATATCCAGTAGGCACACTAGAAGAAGGCCAAGGTATAATTGTACCAGTATCTACAAGTACAATCCCTGTAAGATTTGCACCGTCAAAATCATATTTTGTTGCTTCATATGTTGCCATTTGTTTTCCTTATCTTAAGCAGGTAAACCTATAATAACACTTTTAGATCCATCTGCTGCTTCTAAAATTACATCACCTTCATAAAAAGTAATATTTTTTGGTTCCTCGCTTGAATAATCTGCCGGTAAATTTCTTAAGTTAGTTCTGTAAGTTAAATATTCTGCTTTTTTCTCATCAGATAAAGGTGAATCTTCTGCTTGTGACCAATCACTATCTCTTAAATATTGATCTCTCATTCCTCTCACTCTATCCCAACTATTAAACTCTGCTGCCTCTTGGTCAAGAATAGCTTGTTTTTCAGCTGCGTGTGCATCAATGAAAACTTGAACATCTGATAACTCACATGGAGTGTGAGGTGTTCCATCATTATATTCAATTTCACTTAAATTTGGTTTTTCGCTATCGTATTGATACGCATGAATATTTGCAGGTACAGAATTCCAACAAGATTGACCAGTCATGTTAGAGTAGCCGTCTCCGTCTACTACTACTGTTTTATCTTCTACTATTACTGATACCTTCATTTTTTCTCCTAAGTTTTAATTACATAGTTTATATCAATAGTCGGCTGTAGTAAAGACACACTCGCAGAACTTGCAGAGTGACTGTGAGAGCCTCCTCCACCAGTGTTATTTCCACTTTGTGTGCTTGTCGTAGGGCATTGGTTTCCGTTAGACCCCGTATTTCTATTAGATGAAGAAACTGTTACGTGAGCGTGACTCGGTAACGTACTATTACTAATAGTGGTATTTCCAGCATTAACACCTGAAATATTAGACGTGTTTGCTCCACCTGTGCTTGCTAAAGCTTTTCCATTTGATTTACCAACCACAATTTTATCAGACAGATTTGGAACATTAAAAGTTGTTGAACCATTTCCTGAGCCGTAAGTCGTGCTTATTACTGCAAACAATGCAGAATAAGTAGATCTTGAAACTGCAGCTCCATCGCAATTTAAATAACCTGTTGGGGCACTTGCAGTTGGCCAAGGTATAATACTTCCAGTATCAACTCCAACTAGACCTGAAATATTTGATCCATCGTAATCGTATCTAGATGCTTCATATGTTGCCATTTTTTATCCTATGTCTTAATTATAAAGTT